TCAGCACCGACGACGTGCAGCGTCTGCAGATCCTAGCTAACCAGACAGGCGTTTCATTCGAGGCCATGGCTAAGTCGATCACCGCGGTGAGCCAGGAGCGCCTCAAGGCTGTCGAGGAAGGTGGAAAGGCCCGAGACTACTTCAAGGCACTCGGCATCTCGGTGGCAGAGCTCAATGACAAGAGCATCTCAAATATTGACCTGATCACCCGCATGGGCAACGCCCACAAAGAATCAGGCAACAGCGCACAGACACAGGCGGCCATGATCTCGATTCTTGGAGAAAAGGCGTTCAAGGCTGCCGCTGCTCTCACCAAGATCAAAGACTTGGGTCCGATCAACCTGATCTCAAAGGAAGAAATCGACCAACTCGGACAATTAGCTGACAGGTTTGACGAAATTCAACGCCAGGTGCTCGTTTCCGGTGTGCCTGCCATGACGTTCTTCGCCGATGCAATGGAAAGAGCTATTGCCGACGAGAAAGGAGTGGCCGACGGGATGGAAGGAATCATGCAGCAACTGGGCGGAAAAGGATCGCTACTTAAAGCCATCGCACAGGAGGCATTCGCATCTCCTGAGGATGCCAACAAACGCTTCGAGGCTACACCACTGGTGCGTGGCACCATTGGCCGTATCGACTCAAGGAACAAGGACCGCATGGGCGGTTTTACATCTTCAAACGGATGGGTCGACACCTTCATGGGTCAAGTCAGGCTCCAGACGGCCGACTTGAAGTCGATCAACAAGAACACCAGCAGCACGGTTTCGGCCATCAACGGCAACTGATATGGCAACGATTCAAGGCGACATCTCAATAGTCACACCGACGTCCGGAAATGCTCCGCTGTCTTACGTCGAGGTTTCCCGGCAGTTTGACAATGCCGGATCCGGAACCGGCCCAGTCTGGACGTTTACCTATCGTGGAAGCAAAGACGCCTTGCGGGTTGCTTCGTTTCAATGGGTAAATTCCGGAGCCAAGGTCACGATCACCGAGTCCGGCCCATACTCAGAGGCCACGGTTGTCTATTCTGGCCAATCAACCAACCCGGCCGACCCGATCAATACGGCGTTTACACCTGCAGCAGGCACAGAGACACCGGAGATCCGATACGAGTTCCGTACGGATTATGCCGATGTTTCTTTGTTCGCCATGCCTTCGGTTGTCAGAGAGGCAATCGAGTTTGGTGATCCTATAGTATACCGCCTCGTGGTTGAAGGTGCCGCTAAGAATCCCGGCGAGATCAACCAAAGCAACATAGCCAGCTTCCCGGTGGCTAAACAACTCATCACCATTCTGGGACGTGGCGTGGATAGTTTTCAGGTGGCCCGAGTGAACCTCACCCGAATCGCCACCTTCTCAGGCAATAACGGCCTGCCCCAGGTGCCTTCCGCGGTGCCTCCAATTTATCTACCGGCCACGTTCGTGGCTGTCTGGGGACTGCAGTCGATTCAGTCGATGCTTCCGGTTCCGCCATCGGAGCCGTATTTGACGCCATCCGGTACGGCTTGGGGCTGGAAGCAGACAAACTATTCGACCGGCCTGATCACCAAGACAAACCAAGTCGAACAAACGATCTCCTGGACGTTTGCCCCATACGACATCCTCATTTACCCGTTCGTTTAACCCCCAACACCCCTACAATCTATGGCAGACGAAATCCAAATGACGGCGCGGCTGTACGCAGCCAAAGGCGGCGCCTACCTTCCCAGCGTCACCTACACCAAGAGCGTGACCATGTCCGGCACCGACATGGGCAGCCAAACCCAGATCATCGGCACCACCGTCGAGGCCTTGGATGTGCCCGTCGATGTCACAGCCCCCTACAAGCTCCTGGTCAGCAACCTGGACTCCACCAACTTCGTTGACCTCGGCTTCGTCAGCGGCACCTACACCATGCGCATCCCGGCCGGTGAGACCATGCTGATCCCTTACGTTGCATCGGGCCAAACGCTCTACTTCCGAGCCGATACCGCCGCGGTAACCGTGCAGGCCACCTTCTGCGAAATCTAACGAACCACCCGCCATGGCAAACGAAGTTCAAATGTCGGCAAGGCTGTTCGCCGCCAAGGGCGGGGCCACCATCGACGGTACAACCTACACGGTGACGGCCAACATGACCGGCACCGATATGGGCCAGCAGACGCAGGACGTCGGCACAGGCTCCGAGGCCCTCGACCTGACGGCCGACCTCTCGACGCCCTACCGCGTGCTAATCCGCAACCTGGACACCATCAACAGCGTGCTGGTGGGTGGGTACGATTCGGTGATCACGCCGAATATCGTCTGGCCCATCCGAATCGCCCCCGGCGAGTTCTGCCTGATTCCGCGCATCGACTCAGGCTGGACCACACTGGTCAAATCCAGCGCCGGCACGGTCAAAATCATGGTGCAGTTCTGCGAGCTGTAAGCTATGGCTTTACAACTGCCAGCCAAACTCTCGGAGCGCGGTCTAAAGGCAGACCATGCCCGGGCTATTAACCAACTGATCGAGGCCGTGCGACGGGTGCAGATCGTCGCCGGCCCCGGTCAGCGTGTGGAGCAGAACGCCAACGGCACGGTGCTGAAGACACAGCCGGCCGTCACCCAGACAGCCGAGGAGTCTTGGTTCTATTGACCCATGCCATTCGCCACCAGCCGGACCGACCGGATGTTCACGGCCCGGAACCTGAACAGCCTTTATGGCCGAGCCGACCAGAAATGCGCCAGGGTGCTCGATGGTAAATCGCCGTTGTTCGCCAACTCCGCGGCAGGCGTCTGGCAGGGCCAGTACCCGTATGGGGTATGGTACGTCTTCCGGAACGATCCGGCCTCTTGTAGGCGCCTCAGAGACCCGGGAACAGGCATCCCCGGCATCGGGACAATCTACCGGGACAACCACGACCAGACGCAGGTGGCAATCGAGCTGTCGAAGCTGGAGAACCAGTACCTCGACACCCAAGGCGGTCAGGTCTACGTCGACCATCCGATCATTGGCGTCGACCCGTTCACCTGTGACATTGGAACCATCCACTTCAGCTTCGAGCTGTTGACCCGGGAGGTGAATGGTGTTCGGTACGACATCCACCTCGGCTGGGATCCGGACGACGGCAACGGCACGTCCTATGTCCGCGGCAGCCTAGGTGCAGCCATCGACCCCACACTGCCTCCAGGGCGAATCCACAAGCACCGGCTGTCCGTGGCCGAGATCGCCATCGAGGGACCAAACGAGTTCAGGATCCTCAAAACGTATCAGCGGTACGATTGCTGGCGTGTCCACAACTGCAACGACAAGCCGGTGACGGTGTTTCTCCAACTGCCCGACGGCAGTTCGGACAGGCAGTTTGTGGCTCCAGGTGAATGCCGGAGCTTCCGGCGCCGGCCTGATGGCACATGGGGATACCGATTTCCGGGCGGATCTTTCAGCCGTTACTTTTTCCCGTACTTCACCGGCGACATCCCGTTCCTTGCTGAAGGCTCGCCATCCTGGTCGGACACGTCGACCCAATCCGAGTTCCTAAGTCTGGAACGATCCGCCCAGGCCAACAACGTCGCCAATCCGTTCATAATCAACGAATGGCGCCGGGTGATGCAGGCGGTTTACGACCCGTCGCTGCCATACGACATCCGGCAGGTTTACTCCGGCGTCTATGCCGACCCGGCCAATGGAAACACCACGATAGGCAACGCCGTGTTCACCTGGGGCCGTGCCCGGGTGACCTACAGCAACGCAGCCGGTGATGTTTTCGACGATCAAATCAGGATCTTCACCGGAACCATCGCTTTCGCCGAGCAGATCAAGGACTTGGGTGTGGATGTGACGGTCAACCCGACCAGCATCACAATGGTCAGCCGCCGCGGCACCATTCGAATCTACCCTATCGACGCCAACATCTTCACCACCGTTTTCGACCCGTTCTGGGAGATCACCACGGCAGGAACCACGATCTCAACAATTTACCCGGCGCAATACACCACCGAGACACCGGGGAGCGGTTCTGGATCGGTCACATGGGCGGCAGGCAATGAACCCACCATCTTCGAGTCAATGCGTGACCTCCGGCGCCGGGTGGCCGTTGAGCTGGGATTCCTGAACACCTTCGACGAGGTGGTCGATATTGAGGAGGAAAAGGTCAGCATTGTAACCATGACGCCTGCCGGGCTGTCTGTGAGAGGCTCCACATCCTACGGCATCGACGGCGACCTCCTGGTCAACTTCGAGACCACAGCAGAGAACAGCACCCTCTGGATTGAAAGCAGACCCACCGGCTTTGGCGTAGGACCGTGGGCCAACTTCAGGTTCACTGCAGGGCAGAAATCCTTCCTACTCGCTGTCCCAGGGGCATACCCGGCCTTGCAATGGGGCAATGTGCTCCCGGCCCGGAGCTGCACATCGAGCACCGGAGCAATCCAGCAGGTCGAGGCAGTCAACTCGGCCTTCATTCCTCCTGGTGGGCCTTGGGGCTTTTCATCGAGTGTCTACGACTTCGACTTGGTTCGTGCCTATCAGATCGACATGGCCACCGGCAGCACCGACGACAGGCCTTGGGGCGGCGACTTCTGGCGCAACAAATGGGGCGGCCAGAATGGATCCGATGCCTCGGTAAGGATCCCGGGCAGCCCCAACCAAACCCAACAGTTCGCTTTCGTTCCCGAGGCGCCAAATTCGTCATTCGTCGACCTCACCGAGGCCGGCGCCGACGATATCTTCAAAGACCAGCGGCAGGCCTCATTCGCCTCGACGGTGCCGTTCGCCAGCTCGGTCTATTCGCCGCCCTACCGGGACAACATGACGACCATCTCCTGGACGGGTGGCGTCGAGCAGGTTGGATTCCTCCTTCCGTACAACCCAATCGAGAACCCATACCAGCCCGGTGGCGGCCCGTTCTTCCACAAGATCCCGAAGTCGGCCTGGCTGTGGAACCTGCTGGAATGGACCATCCGGTCATGGACCCGCGCAGTGCCGCTTTGCCAAGGCCAGGGCGTCTGCCCGATTTACGACGCATCGGCCCTTTACACTGTCGGCGACCTACTCACCTTTGGAACAGGCCTAGAGTCTGCCGGCAGCTTGCCATCTTATTACGTCTCTGAGGCTGGCCACGACATCCTGATTGCCAATGGTGTGACGGCTTACAAGGACCAGGACGCAGGCGGTAACGATTACTGGTATGTACCGGCGATAAATCTGGCCACCTATGTGCGCGGACGAGGTTTCAATAGCTTCAACTTCGACGCCGAAAACGGACAGCCAAACGAGGCCGTCCCTGTGCCTTCGACCAAATACATCCCATTGAGATCGTATGGAGTCGGCGAAACAAACCAGTCCGGTGGGTACTACGACGTGACGGCTGGCGCCGACAAGTATCTGTCGATTCGATACGTCGACTTACGTCTACCGAATGAGCTGAGTGCCTAGTTCTTGACCCGTCGATACCCCTGCCTCCACAGGATCTTCCCGAGCCATTGCCCGTGGCGGTCTACCTCATCCTCAAGCCATTCGGGATGCATGTGATGCAGTAACTCATGCACCAGTACTTCGAGTCGGTACTTTTCGCCTAGCCTTGGGTCGATCTCGATACGGCCATCTCCAACCCATGCAATACCATCGGCTCTGAATCGTTTGAGTTTCCGTTCTGTGATTTTGATTCTGGGCGTTGCCATAGTGCTTGATTATGGAGTGAAATAATGCTTGCAATCATGCGTGAACATTGTTCCGGCACGACGCCGTGTCATGGCTATCGGGTGCTCTCATGGCAACCGGGCCAACCGTGACGCGCTGGCTGCTGCCCTGTTGTTCCGGGAGCAATACAAACCCGATGAAGTGATTCACCTGGGTGACGCCTACGACCTCGCCAGCCTCCGTGCAGGCTCTCTGGCCAATCCTGACGACTCGGATCATGCAGACGACTATCTCGACGACATCGAATGTGGTCGAGAGTTTCTAAACGCCTTGAGGCCGACGGTGTTCATCCTCGGCAACCATGACCAGCGTGCGCTGAAATACCTGCACCACCACAACACCGTGGTGCGTGGTTTTGCCGAGGCCATCTGGGACAAGATGAAACAACCCATTGAGAAGCACGCCCGGGTGTTCATCAAACACCACGACGTGTTGCCCAGGAGCTGGTACACACTGGGTGGCTACAAGTTCGGCCATGGCATTCTGTACTCCGAAAACTTCCTGCGCGACACCGCGGAGACTTGGGGCAACACCGTGGTGGCCCACGCGCATCGCGCAGGCATGGCTACAGGGCGCCGGAGCGACCATCCGGTGTGTTTGTCCCCGGGAACACTGGCGGACGCGCCATGCATGGATTACGCGCTACGGCGAAGAGGTACGCTGGCTTGGTCCCATGGCATCGTATTCGGCGAGTACACCGAAGACTCAGCGCAACTCTACGTCCACCAATGGTCCCAGGGAGAAAAGCTATGGAATCTGCCGAGCTTCTAAAACGCATCAGGGACGAGCTGGGGAAAAAGGTGCAGGTGCCTGATTCCGAGTGGAAAACCGCTCGGCAGTGGGGCATTGTGTGGGGCCTTGGACTTGCTCAAACCAACAAGATGCTCATGCAGGGCATGGAATCTGGCCTGATGGAAATGGAACGATTCCGAGTTAAAACACCCACCCGCGGAGCCTACCCAATCCCACACTACCGATGCGTTTCTTCAACAAATCCAAGCCATCCATCGAAGTCGAAGTAGTCAGCTTGGACGCCAAGCTGCGAGTCGGCGAGACCAAATGGGACGCCGTGGTCTACCGCAGGGTCGACGACGGCCAAATCCACTGCCGTCCTAAGGTCGAGTTCTTCGCCAAGTTCGTGCTGATCGCAAAAAAGTGACCACTGTTTGACCCGCATAAACATTGGGTTTTCTTCAAAATCTACAGAAAAAAGGTTTTCTCTGTAGACGGGAGACATGATCTCGGCCATCTTGATCACGTCGAAAGCAACAACAGCAAACCAAAGCAAAACATGAGCAACGCGATCACGATCCAACTTCCCACCGAAAAATCCTACTGGGGCAGCACTGCAACCGAGGCTGACGTTTACCGCATCATCGGTAATTTGGAGATGATGATCCGAAGCCAATTTCCGGATGTGGACATCGACTTCCAGCATATCCCAGAGCCTCGAGGCCGCGGCATCTGGGGTGACGATGGCTCGTTGATTGATTCAATCCACCAGTACATTCAGGACAACTGGACCGCAGCGCTCTGATCTACGGCCTGGCGACCGCTATCGCCACATCCGACCTGTGAGGAATACAGGGAACCAGGGGCGCGACTGGCCAACGCGCAAAACTCCCCAAACCATGACCACTCTCTCCAACCTTATCTCGGCCCTGATCATCGTCGAGTCATCCGGCAACGATCTAGCCATCGGCGACAACGGACGCGCCATTGGGCCCCTGCAGATCCACCGCGGCGTGGTCCTGGATGTGAACCGGATCACCGGCAGCAACTACCAGTGGCAGCAAATGACCAACCGGGTGGCGGCCAGGGCTGTGTGCGAGGCCTACCTGAAGCACTACGGCCGCGGCAAGACTACCGAGGAGCAGGCCCGCATTTGGAATGGGGGCCCGACTGGGGACCGTAAGACTGCCACGCTGGCTTACTGGGCGAAGGTTAAGAAGGCGATCAAATGACATTCGAATCACTTATTTTATCAATAAACCCACAATACGCAAAACACATGAAGCAGCAAACATTAATTGAAACAATAACCCCACGCATCGCCAGCTCATATCTTGAGTTTAACAATAACAACAGGCCACTTAGGAAGGCGCACATCAGATCGCTTGCCTTTGATATGATGAATGGAGATTGGCAAGTGACGCATCAAGGCATTGCTTTTGATACCACTGGAAGATTGATCGACGGGCAGCATAGATTGCACGCCATTATTGAGGCTGGTGTTCCGATTCAAATGCTTGTCACAAGGGGATGCTCTGCTTCTTCATTCTCAATACTTGACCGTGGCGCAAACAGAAGCCCATCAGACATCCTTGGGTGGCCAAAGAAAATTACCGAGGTGATTATGCTTGCTGTCAGAATTGCATCAGGAACAAATCCAACGGTAAGTCGCATAAAACTAATGGAACAATCACGATTGGTCGAGAACTGTCAGATTCTTTTACATCATTGCCAAACATGCAGGTCGACCATGAGCAGCGCAGGAGTAAAGTTAGCTGCTTGCGTACAGATGACGGAGCAAAAAGATCACCAGTTTGTAATATCTCAATATAGGGCACTAATATCGCAGCAATACAATGACATGACTAAATGTTCGCAATCATTTAACAGGCAAGCCAGAGATAAACATATGCCTAGAGAAGAGTTGTTCTGCAGAGCAATGTTTGCGTTTGATAATCTTGAGGTAAACAGGCCTCATATCATAATCACAGAAGACACCATTGCTCAAAAAAACGAAATACTTCGACGCATAGTTAAAAACGACACATCAGGATACATTGGAAATGAAGCCTAAGACTATCAACGTGACACCTACCACACACAAGGCCCTTCGAGAATACTGCCTCGCCGCCGGCCTCAAACTGCAGGCCGTGGCCGACAAGGCAATAGCTGCCTGGCTAAAGAAGGCCGCCCGATGAAGCGTATCCTAGCCATCGACCCAGGCCTGTCAGGCGGCCTGGCCTACCTAGGGGCGTCGGGCTTCATCCTGGACAGCATGCCGGCCACCGACCAGGACGTCTGCATCTTGGTCATGGATAGGCTGGCTATCTCGGATGTCTGCTATATTGAGAAGGTCGGCGGATATGTGGGCGGCAAGGGCGCCCCAGGCAGCTCAATGTTCCAATTCGGCCGCAACGTCGGCTTCCTGCACGGCCTGATCGCAGCCAGTCGGACCCGGGTGATCGAGGTGCCGCCGCAGCGTTGGCAGAAGACGATTGGGGCGGGCACCAAGGCGACACACGGCGCCAAATGGAAGAGCCACCTGAAGAGCATCGCGCAGCAGCGACAGCCTCGCCAAGTGATCACACTGAAGACCGCGGACGCTGTGCTGATCCTGGAACACGCCATGATTGCGGAGGGGCTCAAATGAGCAAAAAACAAACCAAAGCCGAAGAGCAATATCGAATCACACTGAGGGGGGTTCTTTACCTCTATCTTCCAAAAGAGAAGGCCAACGATGTCTACAACGCCATCGAGCTGTCCTGCCGTCGCAATGGCTGGGGAATCGCAATCAACGAAGAGAACACATTGGACTTTGTGGAAATGCAACGAGTGGAGGAATCGAAATGAGCGACACCCCAATATCAGACAGCACTCCGCACAACGTAGCCGATCTGGGTATGCTGTGCAGGAGGCTCGAACGCGAACTCAACGCGGTCAATGAACGGATCAAGCGGCTGGAGGCAGCGGGGGATGCGATGGTTTCACACGCAAAAGCTCTAGGAATGGATGGAACAGGATTGGTGCAACGATGGTACAAAGCCAAGGAGGCCAAGCCGTGAGCCATCATCTTCGTGACGCCACGAAAATGATCAGCAAAACACCGCGCACAGACCGACAGCCGGTTGTCACCGTGGCGTTCCAGCACTTCGTGAAGGCTGGCTTCGCCCGTCAGCTAGAGAGGCAACTGGCTGGAGCGAACAAGCGCATCAAAGAACTCGAAGCCAAAGTGGACGAGTTGAACGACCTCAAGAAATGGTTGGAGGGACGATAAATCCATGAGATCAGCCAAAGAAATACAGCGTGAAGGCGACGGTCTACGCGTGCTGTCCCGCGGAGAAGTGGGCGCAGCATTCAAGGCAGCACGGGCCAAGAAGATTGAAACGACCTCCTACTGGACACGCAAACGCGGAAAGGCAACCAAGTGACCGATAAGAAGACAATCGAGACAATGATGGAATACGGCGGCAGCTTTGTGCGGAAACTGGGCGCCGCGGCACTGGTGGCAGACCAGCAGAACCTAAACCGCATCAAGGCCACCTGGCCCGAGTACTGGAGCCAATACACACGGATGGCAAAGCAACTTTCCGAGGTCGAAAAGCAGGCCTCGAAATAACACAACAACAACAACAACACAGCAACACATGGGAATCACAGTCACAAGCAACAAGGGCGGCGGCAACTTCGAGCCGTGCCCGGAATACACAGGTCGAGCGGTATGCGTCGACATCACGCCCCTCAAGGCCTACGAAACGCAGTACGGCACCAAGCAGAAGTTCAAGATCGCATTCGAGCTGGACCTGATCGACAAGACCCGCAACCCGGTGCAGCCCTGGGTGGTCATGACAGCCCCAATGACCGCCAGCTTGCACGAGAAGGCGGGTCTCACCCGGTTCCTCAAGGACTGGTACGGCCGAGCCCTTACCGCGGAGGACACCACCAGCCTCAACCTTGACAACCTCATCGGCCGACCGGCCACCGTGGTGATCGTCCATGAGAAGAGCCAGGACGGCACCAAGACATTCGCCAACATCAAACTCATCATGCCCCACAAGGTTGGTGAGCCACTCAAGCCGTCGGGCCTGTGGGTACGCCTGGAGGACAGGCCGCCCAAGGACGAGCAGGGGCAGCCACAAGCGCCCGCCAAGCTCGACCTGAGCAAGGTGCAGGTGCACGTCGGCAAGTTCAAAGGCACGGCCATCTCCGACCTCACCGAGTCGGCCGTCAACGGCCTGGCCGAGGTGTGGATCCCGAAAGCCATGGCCAACAAGGACATCACGGCCGAAGACAAGCGCCTTATTGCCGCGGTCAACGCCCGCCTCGAAGAGATCAAGGCCAACAAGGAGATCCCTTTAGATGACATCCCTTTCTGAGGCCAAGCCCAAGAAGGTCTACATGAAGGTGGCACCGATGGTGCCCCAGGTAGTCCAAATGCGCTCCGAGGGCATGACCCTGCAGGAGATCGGCAACAAGCTGAACCTGTCGCGCCAACGGATCCATCAGGTCATTGCCTCCGCCAAGGAGATGGAAGAGATCACGGCCCTCTGGGGCTTCCCGTTCTCCAACCGCACCTTCCGCATCCTGGAGGATCTCTGCATCCACACCAAGGACGAGGCCATGGCCCTCTACAAGTCCGGCCATCTGTACCCGGGCGCTGTCTGGTCATTCGGCTGGAAGAGCTACCGTGAAATCTGCGAATGGCTGGAAGTCGAGCCATTGCCTAGGAAGCCACGCCACTACAAGACGTGCATCCATTGCGGTAAACACACATAATACACTTTCCGGCAGCCTGTTGCTGCTGGGACTCGTGGGTAACCGGGGGCGCGCATCGGGACAAACGCGCACAACTACTAACTCAACCTATTTTTGCAATATGCCAGCCAATCCAACAATCATCTTCGACATCGAGACCGGGCCGCTGCCGGTCGAACAGCTCAACATCCCGCCATTCAATCCGGCCGACGTGAAGCTGGGCAACATCAAGAACCCGGACCTGATCGCAGAGAAGATCCAGAAGGCCGAGGAGAATCACGCCGCGGACTACATTAAGAACGCAGCCTTGGACGCTCTCTCGGGGCAGATCCTGTGCATCGGATACCGCAAGGACTATCAGGAGACCGCGGTGCTGTCGGCAGAAGCCGATGGCGAGGCCGCCATGCTCCGGCAATGGTGGGCGCTGCTGAACTACTACGAAAGGACCCCAAGACTCATCGGCTTCAACATCAAGGCCTTCGACCTGCCGTTCCTTATCAAGCGCTCCTGGCGCCACCGCATTGCCCCGCCCTACTGGTTGCGCCAAGGCCGGTACTGGAACGACCTGGTGGTCGACCTGCGCGAGGTATGGCAGCTCGGGGACTCCAGAGCCCATGGCAGCCTCGGAGCCATCAGCAGGCATCTGGGACTCGGTGAGAAGAATGGCAACGGCGCCGACTTCAGCATGTTGTGGAATACCGATCGCCAGGCGGCCATCGACTACTGCCTGCAGGACGTTAGGCTCACCCAGGCGGTGGCTGACATTCTGATACCGGCTTACTAAGGAGCAACCATGACATGGATTCTACCGAAACAGTTACACACATTGGCCTATGCGCTGGATACGGAGGCATTGAGCTTGGACTCAAACGAGCAATCCCAAGTCTGCGCACAGTCGCTCTTTGTGAGATCGAAGCCTTCGCAATTGCGAATCTGGTCTCTAAAATGGAAGCGGGACTCATGGACCCGGCACCTATCTGGCCGGATCTTAAGACCTTCCCTTGGGAAGCGTTTCGCGACCGAGTGGACATCCTCACTGGGGGCTACCCATGTCAGCCCTTCAGTGCAGCAGGCAAACGGCTTGGAGGTGAAGACCCCAGGCATCTCTGGCCGCATATCTCAAGAGGCATTTCAATTCTTCAACCAAGAGTCTGCTTCTTTGAAAACGTCGAGGGCCACATTACCTGTGGGCTGCATCACGTTCTGTGCGACCTGGGAAGACTGGGTTACAGAACAACGTGGGGCATATTCTCAGCGTCTGAATGCGGAGCGCCGCACCAGCGTAAGCGGGTGTTCATCATGGCCAACCGCTGCGACAAGGGATTACAAGGGAGAGAGTGGTTCCGGGAGACAGGAACGGAAGGGACACCCAGTAGACACGCTTCCCAATGCAATGGCTCAATGGCCGTCGCCAGTGGCCTCGGAGGTGCGCCAGGGCTTTCAGGACCGTTCCCGAGGCATGAAGGGCAGCCAAGAGAATCTGACGACGGTGGTGATCAAGCAGCATGGCCCAGCCGTCCCGGCGAGCAGCAGTACGGATGGGAACCGCCCAGGGTTGTGGGCGACACCGAGAGCGAACAAGACCGAGGGCTACAGCAGCCCGGAGTTCAGGCCGACGCTGCATCAGCAGGCCAAGAGTTGGCAAACAGCCACGGTATCGACCGGAGCGCACCGGCAGAAGGACGGCAGCATGATCGACAAGCTGGATCAGCAGGTGAAGAACTGGTCCAACGGCAAACTCAATCCCCGCTGGGTGGAGACACTGATGGGCCTGCCGGTGGGCTGGACTATGCCGAGCTGTGCGTCACCTGTGACAATCGCACCGACGAGCTCCGACTCCTTGGTAACGGTGTTGTCCCGGCAACAGCAGAACGAGCTTGCAGGATCCTGATGCAAGAGCTGGACACAATACAGGCTGTCCTATAGGGAGAGCCCGTCAGCGTGAGCCGTGAGAAGCCAACGCCGACACCACAACCAGGACCCATGCTCAACAAACTTTTCCCCACCCTTTCCGTGTTACGTCGCGTTGGTTCTGCGCGAGTTCTCACCACGGTCTGGGTGGGGTTTTCTGTTTGAATCATGAAAGAAGAGAAGAAAACCCGTAAGGCTCCAGCATTCCAACTTTACACCGACGACTTCCTTGCCGGCACGCTTGATATGTCGCAGGCCGAGGTTGGTCAGTTAATTCGTTTGCTGTGCCACCAGTGGAACCGCGGTTCAATTCCGGTTGAAACCGAAAAGCAAGAGCGGTTGGCCGGCGGTTGCGTGTCGGTTGACGTCTTGGCTAAGTTTGATGAATGCGAAGACGGGCTTCTTAGGAACATCCGACTGGAATCCGTAAGGACGGAAAAGGGAAAGTTTCTGCAGAGCCAATCGGTAAAAGGCAAGTTATCCGCGGAAAAACGCAGATTGGAGGCTCTGAAACGTCAAAGTCAATCCAACCAAAATTCAACCGCGGTTGAACCGGTGTTGCAACCGGACACCCAACCGGACACCCAACCGGAATTCAACTCTCCATCTCCATCTCCTAAAGAAGATACTAAGGCTCCGAAGTCTCCATGGATTGTTAAGTATGACTTGACACTTCCAGACAAGCTCCAAACTAACGAATGTCTTGCCGCTGTGGAAACATGGCTTGCCTATAAAGCAGAACGAAAACAGGGCTACAAGCGAATCGGGCTGTCCGCAGCCTTGCAAGCCTGGTCTAACGAATACACCGCTGAAACATTCCCGGCTGCGGTAAACCACTCCATTGCAAGCAACTACCAAGGCATCTTTCCTCCTAGGGGCTCACTTGCATCTGGGGCCAACACATCCCGTGCGGGCGGCACCTTCTCACCCAACATTGCCGACTACCAATGAGCGACCCCTACTTTGCCCAGGACGACGAGTTCGGCCTAATCGGCGCCTGTCTCTCCGGTGGATCCGATGTGTGCCACGAGGTATTTGCCAAAATTCCCACCGAGGCGCTCCAGGATAGCGATCTGTACCATGTGTTCGAAATCATCAAAGGCCTCGTTGCCAAGAGCGATCCGGTCAACATGACCACCGTGGTCAAGGAGTGGAAGCGCTCCATGGGCCAAACTCCGGTGCCTTTCGAGGCTCTGAACAAGTGCGACGAGATGTGCCCCAGCCCGGCCAACCATCCCGAGTTCTCAAGAGCTGTCCTAGAGGCTCACCTCCGAAGGCAGCTACGATCCACCGGGGACCGTTTAATCCGCGACTCCGCTGTCTCCACCCTATCCGTCGATCAAATCGTCTCTAATGCCGAAGCAGGGCTCAGCGTTGAGGCCTCCAAGGAAGAGGTGCAATCATCCAAATCGGTTGCAAGTAGGTTCATCGACGCCACCCAGGAACGGTTCGCCCGGAAAGGCCACCTCTCCGGCATCACCTCGGGCTTCCACAAACTCGATGCCATGACCGATGGTTTCCAGTTCGGTGAACTGGCCATCATCGCTGCCAGGCCTTCCATCGGAAAGACAGCCATCGCCATCGCCATTGCTAAGGCGGCGGCAGTCGATCAACGGGTGCCAACTTTGTTTATCTCGCTGGAGATGTCCGACGAGTCTATCATGCGGCGAATGGTCTCGACCATCGGATCCATCCCAATGCAGGACATCAAGACAGGTGACTTGAATGAAGGCGGTATGCGCGCCATGGGTGCAGCCACCGCCAAGATCGCAGGCAGCCCGATTTACTTTGTCTCCGGTTCCGGTATCTCAGGCATTGCCACCATCACCGCGGTGATCCGGCGAGCTGTTCGTAAGTGGGGCGTGAAGCTGGTGCTGGTCGACTACCTGCAGAAGATCCATGGCAGCAAGGCAGCCGAAAAGAAAACCTACGAGATCGCCGAGGTATCCGGCAAACTCAAGGCCGTGGCTTCCGATACCAAGACAGCCGTGATCGCCCTGGCACAGCTCAATAGGGCAAACGAGAAGGATGCACCCAGGGCGCCGCGACTGACAGACCTAGCAGACTCAGGCCAGATAGAACGTGACGCCGACCTTGTTCTATTGCTCGACCGTGTACGCAATGAGCCTAAAGGCGAGGCAGTGATTGCCGTGGCTAAACAACGGGACGGCGAATGCGGCCTAGTCCATCTATGGTACGACGGCCAGTTCTGCCGGTTCACCGACCCATCACCTACCTTTTAACACATGAAAGCACCATACGACCTAGAACGAGTCAAGTTACTCAGTGAAGCGCCAAGCCTATTTAAGAAGGCAATCAAAGCTGGCTGGATGTCCTACCCAATCGGCACCGAGACAACAGAGGACGGATGTCCCGTTGTCGACCCAGACGACGACTACGACGACCGCATCACCAAACATACGCCCGAGGTGTGCAGGCAGGCCTACATCCTAAGGGAACGCGGTCTCACACTCGAACAGGTTTCCAAAGCCTGCCATGTTGCAACTGGTTCTGTTGCTTACATTATAGCAAAGGGGCATGAGGCTGTGTTAAAAGAGCAGCGTCTGTCACAAGTGAAACCATTGTCCAATAGTTCTATCAATAGCACTAAGGAGTCTCCTTAATACAGTGCCAGAACAGGTGAACGCGAGACCCCTATCAATCTGTGTGAGTAACCGTCAAGAACAATACCTATGCAAAACAATCACATTCGGTTCCTTGTCGATCAGTACGGCGTGGCAAACGTGGCCTGGTTTATCCGTTTGATGAAGCAAGGCACTTTGCCCGAGCAACTGGCTGGCTATTGTGTTCCAAATGCTCAGGACAGCAGGCGTGACGGTGTTTTCCGGGCTCTGCAGTACGCCGGCACCGTGCCCGACTCGATGCTGCCTCCAGAGATCCTGGGAGCCTTAAAGCCATGACCCAGAGGGAATACGCCAAGCACGCCGGTGTTTCGCATGGCTACGTCACCCAACTGGCTGCTAAGGGGATGCCGATGCATAGTCCCGAGGCCGCCGATGCCTGGCGCAAGAAAAACATCCGGGCCAAGTCGACGACTCAACAGATAGAAACAGAGCCAACACCACAAGCGCCAGTGATCGAGCAGGAAGGCCCCTACAGGCCCGCGGAGGCCTCAAACCATATCAACACAGCAACAGCCTCTTGCGACTCGCCGGAGGGCGCCTACGAGAGGCAACGGCAAATCGAGCTGGAAGCCTACAAGCTGGTTGTCGTTGCTATGAGAGAAGGCCGGGCCGACACCGCCCGCCTTGTCTCAATCCATGCTGCCGCGGCAAAGAACCTGACCTCCGCCCGTGACGAGGTGATCGCCCAGGCCGAGAAGGAACGGCGCCTTGTGTCCGGCGACTGGGTGCGGAAGGTGATGCAGGAGCACGATGGTGCGGTGGCCTCACTGCTAAAGGCGATGCCGAAACAACTCTCCGGCCGGATAGCACCGCACGACCCAGAGCACGCCGAGCGTGAATTGACCAGGTGGGTGCAGGAGGTCTGCCTCAAGACGTTACACAATACCGACCCATGGAAAACCTAACCGACCTCCAGCGCAGCCTCCTAGACTACCGCCGAAGCCTCTACCGGCCCACCCCGCAGCAGACGGTGGTCGAATGGTCCGAGGCCAACCTCCGGCTTACCCAACGGCAGACCGAGCACCCCGGGCCCTTTTCAACGTCGGTCAGGCCGTACACCCGGGAGCCCATGGAAGACTGGAAGAACCCATCGGTCTCTGAAGTGACACTGTGCTGGGGCAGCCAAACCTCGAAGACGACCACCCTGATGGCCGGCCTAGCCTGGCTAATTGCCAACGAGCCCAGCCCGGCCTTGTGGCTCATGCCTTCCGAGAATCTCGCCCGATCCTTCTCGAAGTCCCGCTGGCTGCCCATGCTGGAGGACAGCCCGACCATGTTGGAATGCTTTCCCGCCGAGGCCGACAAGATCACCAACCTGGAGCAGAACTTCACCCGGTCGACCCTGACTTTTGTCGGATCCAACAGCCCGGCAAACCTTGCCTCTCGTCCGGTACGGGTGCTGATCGCCGACGAGGTGGACAAGTTCGCCGAGGCCACCAGCAAAGAAGCCGACGCCCTTGACCTGGCCGAGCAGCGCCTTAAGAGCTTCTCAAGCTCCAAGGCCTTTATGACCTCGACGCCCACCGTGGTCGAAGGCCGAATCTGGCAACGGTTCCTCCGCGGCGACCAGCGCCGGTACTACCTTCCCTGCCCACACTGCCGGGAGCTGATTAAACTCGAATGGCGCCAAGTGACCTGGGACGACGCCAAGACCGACGACGGCAAACACGACCTAGCCAAGGTCCGGGCCTCCGCTCATTACGTCTGCCAGCTCTGCCTCGGCAAGATCACCGATGCCCACAAGGTGGCAGCCCTCCGACATGGACAATGGCGCCCAGAGAATCCCAATGCCATGCCCGGTGTTCGGTCCTACCATCTAAGCAGCCTTTACAGCCCGGACCGCAAGTGCACCTGGGGCCACCTGGCCGTGGCCTTCCTAGAAGCCAAATCCTCGATGGCCGGCCTCCAGGGCTTCATCAACGGCAATCTGGCCGAGCCCTGGGAACAACAGGACATCCAACAGGAACGGCCCGAGACATCCGCCACGGTGACGCTCGATGGCGGCCGCCGCTACCTGACCGCAGACGTCCAGGCCGTGGCGCCGTTCCTGTGGTGGGTCTGCCGGGAATGGAAGGACGGCAACTCGACATTGATCGCTGCCGGCCATGCCGACGACTTCGCAGCCCTACGCCGGGTGCAGGTGGCCTTGGAGGTGCACGATATGGATGTGGGCATCGACTCGGGCTTCAACACGCAGACGGTTTACGATGCCTGTGCCGCCTATTCCTCGGTGACGTCCAATCCAATCACGTTCCCGTGTGGCCTGCGCTACCCACCCGAAGGAGGTCTCAGGAAGCCCATGGTGATCGGCTGGATGCCGCTTAAAGGCCGAGAGACCGGCGCCCGGTTCACATCGGCATCGGGCACGGTCCATCCGTTCGGCCTGTCGACGTCTTCCTCGATGCGTACCGATGTGGTGCAGCCCCTCCTGGTGTTCGACACCGAGCACCTGCGCGACATCCTGTCGAGGCTCCGTAAAGGCGACATTGAGCGGGAATGGGGCGTCCACCAAGATCCACCTAGTGTGCAGGCCGAAGGCGCCTACATCGCCGAGCCCGATCTCTACTGGCGGCACCTCGACTCACACATCCTCCGACCACAGGCAAATCGTGCCGGCCGGATTAAACACGTCTGGGTGAAGCGCAACCAGAAATGGCCGGATCACCTTCACGACTGTGAAATCATGCAGCTCGCCATGGTGATGCTGTGGAACGACCTTGTTTCCACACCCGACCAATAATTTTACTAACTGGTTGAAGGCAGGCCAAACACCTGCAGGGTCTCCGCCGGAATGTTCACATTCACGGTGGCCATCAAAAGGAGCTACCTCCGGGCTGTCTACTCGACGCTCGGTGGCGTGACCCTATTGGCCGCCTTGTCGGCCAAGTCCGTGGCGGCCTCGTCGGTGATCGAATCCGGCCAGGTTGTCCGGTCGACCTCATCGTCGGATGTGTCCGTCGAGTTCGCCGAGCCCGGCAAAGGCGCCCCCACCCCATCCGAGATGGTCGAGATGTGGGAAAGCCTGATCGCCGACTACGAGCTGGCGGTCTATCTACTCGGCCAGGACGGCATCGCAGCCCCTACCGACACTCAGGTTTTCAACAAAATGATGGCTGTCGTCCTGGTCGCTGTGACCAGTTACGGCGGTGACTTCTCGAACTTCCGTCGAGAGGGCGCCATCAGAACGGGGATGACCTAATGGGATTCCTCGACAACATCCTGGCTAAGTTTCGGTCGGCCCCGGTAAACCGCTACGAGGGCGCGTCCAACTCGATCCGGCGTTCCTTCCTGGACACCAGTTACACCTCGGTACGGTTCGACGTCACTGCCTCGACCCGGCAGCAGATCGTCCGAAAGAGCCGATTCTTCGAGCAGAACAACGCGGTGATGAACCGCCTCGGTGACCTGTTCGAGAACTACACGGTCGGCAGCAACTTCTCGGTGCAGCCGGCTTCCTCGAATCCCGACTGGAATCTCCGAGCGAAGAAATGGTGGGATACCTGGAGCCGCTACCCTGACATCGGATCCCGGCAGTCTTTCGGAACTCTGATGAGCCTGGCCGCCCGTGGATGGTTCTACGATGGCGAATCTTTCCTTCTGCTGACCAAGGGAGACTCGGGCCGCCCCCGTCTGCAGCTCATTGAGCCTCAACAGGTGGCGACACCTACCGGCCAGGAGCAATCTCCGGACATCTTCGATGGAGTCCGGTTTGATACCAAAACAGGCCGCGCTCTTTCCTACTTTATTGGGCAGGAAACGAACCAAGGCCAACTCACCGAGATCCGGTCAATATCTTCCGACTCCATCGTCCACATCTACGAGGCCCAGCGTGCCGGCCAGCTCCGTGGCCTGCCATTCGTGGCGTGCGTCATTAACGACCTGCACGACCTGGACGACCTTCAGAAGCTGGAAATGGAATCCTGCAAGCTCGCCTCCAGCGTGGCCCAGGTGATCAAGACCAGTTCCGGTGAGGTGCAGGCCAGCAGTCTCCGTTCTGGTGTGGTTGGAAGTCAGGGCACCGCCCAGACCTACTACGAGAACGTATTTGGCAGCACGGTCAAGGTGCTGAAGTCCGGGGACGAGTTCGAGCAGTTCCAAGCCGACCGCCCCAACGTCAACATGAGGGAATACTGGCGAAGCCTGACCGAGAAGGTCTGTGCCGGCGTCGGCATCCCCTACGTCCTGGTGTTCCCGGAAGGGATGCAGGGCACGGTCTACCGCGGCGCCCTCGATATGTCGTCAGTGTGGTTCCGGAGCCGTCACCAGGTTATGGCCTCGGCCGCCCGTAGGATCTGGGAATATGTGATGGAATACGCCATCCGTACCGATCCCACCCTGCGAGACTCACCTGACGACTGGTACGAGGTCGCTATCCAGGCACCCCGGGCTCCCAACGTCGACGTGGGCCGCAACTCTGCTGCACAGCTCGCAGAACTCGGCGCTGGTGTTACCACCTACGACGAGATCTACGGCGCCCGAGGCATCGACTGGCGCTCGGCCCTCGAGGCCAAGGCACAGCAGGCCAAGCACATCCGGGATCTGGCCCTGAAGTACGGCATCGACGTCTCCGAGATCTCGACCGCCCAGAAGCAGCCTATCGCGCCCGAGCCAGCCGAGATGGCTGCCGAGGCAGAGCCCTCTGGGACAATGCCCGAGGAGATCCCAGCCCAACCCATCCAAGAGGTGGTTGCTGTGGCCAAGAAACGGAAACCCAGAGCCAAGAAATCAGAATGACCAAGATCAACAACTGGCTTTCCTACCAGCCGCGGGCCTCGGCCATGGAGCCCGCCACCATCCAGATCTTCGACCAAATCGGTGAGGACTGGTTCGGAGGCTCCGGTGTGTCTGCCAAGGCCTTCAGCCAAACCCTGCAGGATATCGGGCAAGGCCCGCTTGTGGTCGAGATCAACAGCCCCGGCGGCAACGTCTGGGACGGCCTGAGCATCTACAATATGCTCCGAGGCCGGCAGGCGCCTGTCACCACCCGGGTGGTCGGCATTGCTGCCTCGATTGCTTCAATCATCGCCCTGGCCGGCGATACGGTTGAGATGGCCGAAGCGTCTCTGTTCATGATTCACGACCCCTCCGGAATGGTGGCAGGCACCTCAGAGGATATGCGGAAGATGGCCGACGCCTTGGACCAACACGCCGAGGTTCTGGCTTCGATCTACGCCAAGGCCACCGGAAAACCGACTTCGCAGATCCGGGCAGCCATGAAGGCTGAAACTTGGTTTACCGCCCAGGAAGCCATCCAGTTTGGACTGGCTCAACGCTCGACCGAGCAGCTCGCCATGGCAGCCTGCTGGCATCCTCGGGCCGTCACCAAGACCGCCCCGGAGACCGTCCGAAACAACCTCCGCCGCGGCCTTGAGCAGTATGCCGAAGGTCTCGCCGGTGATGGCCTTGAGAAGCAGACCGTCTTAGAGGCCGAGGCCTTGGTGGCCGGTGAAGCCCCTAACGAGGCCAAGATCCAGAAGGCGAACGCATGGTGGGCGCGTAATGAGCGCTTCCTTGAAGCCGAGCCCAACAGCCCGGCAGACGTGTCAGCCAATCTGTGGGGCGGCGCCGCCGGCCGTGACTGGTTCAAGGCCCTCTATGCCCAGCTCGAAATCGAGGAGGGCGAAACACCGGAAGAATCTCCGGACGATAAAATTTCTACGGCAGGCACTTCCGCCTCCGAAGATGGCGCGACAACCGCGCCGACATCACAGCAGACACCACACAACATGACTGAATCCAACACCGTGGTGGCGGCCGCTCCTAGTGCGCCGACCGCCCTCGACATCGACGCCATCGTCGCCAAGGCCGTTGCCGCTGCCATCAGCGCCAAGACCATCACCGCCGCCCCGGCTCCGGAGCCCATCGCCCCGGTTCGCATCGAGAACCTCGGCAACCCGTTGCTTGAGGCTCACAAGAAGATGCAGGCCGGTGCCGACCGCCGCTCCTGGTTGATCTCCAACCACAGCGAGCTGTTGCGCCAGAGCGCCATTCACGCTCCCCAGAACGCCAACACGTTCGCCGGCAGCTTGGTTGTCGACTATCTCGCCGATGCCGTGATCACCGTGGCCGCCACTCGTTTGGCCTTGGTCTCCGCGTTCTCCCGGAACGTCGGCCTCGACAACCTCCGCCCTCAGGCCCGTGTGCAGGTCAAGAAGTACAGCACCGGCACCGCTGCCCAGACCAACCCGACGAACTGGGAAACCAACAACGACAGCACCTTGGACAACGTTCAGGTGACTGTGCAGCAGATCTCCAAGAACTTCACCGTGACTCAGCAGGAGCTCAACCAGGGCTTCAGCCTGGCTGACCTGGCTGCTGGTTCTGCTGACCTGTTCGCCTACGGCATCAGCGACAAGCTGACCGCGCTGATGACTTCCGCGAACTACGGCACGCCCGCCGCCGGCGCCGGCATCATCGGCACCGCGGCCAACTTCGACAGCTCCGATCTGCCTCAGATCCTCGCCCTTGCCAAGAACTACCGGAGCAAGAACCTCATCTTGGACGGTGGCCACTTGGCCCGCATCCAGTTCTCCGGCCAAAGCACTGCCTCCGCCGGCACCGTGGCTATGCCCGACAGCCGCTACGGCCCCCTCAACAACGGCCGTTTCGGCTTCGATGTGATCGCCGAAAACAACCGCTGGACCTCCGCGACCGCCAACACGGTCGGATTCGTTTGCGGCCCTGATGCCATCGCCATCGCCGCTGGCCTTCCGATCGGAATGATCGCCGGCGAGTTTGTCGAGCAGCGCACGGTCACCACCAACAACGGCCTGAGCTGCTTGTTGTCTGTCTGGTACAGCCGTGCGACTCGCAGCCACATGGCGTCGTACGACATCATGTTCGGCGCCGCGGTCGGCGACGACACCCAGGCCGAGATCCTCGTGACCGCCTAATCCAAACGGATATGCGTCTCGCAACTACCATCTCGGTGGACAAGAACGGCAAAACGAAATTGCTGGCTGGTCCCGAAGTCGACGCGTCTCTCCAGCGCACCGCCTTCAACACCGCGACCGTTCCCGAAGGAGGCAAGCTCATCCTGTGGATACAGGGAGCCCTGGCACCGAAAGTTCGCAAAGGATAACACACAACCCGGGGGCCTCGGTAATACGGCCGGGGCCCCCTCTAACCGAAAAACAAAATGGCCGTTCAAGCAGACATTTCAACCGAGTACAGCATGGGCCGAGAAGGCTTCGAGCTGTTCACCACTACCGCAGCGCAGACCGGCGCTTGGTCTGGCTTGATCCCGATTGAGCCGACGGTGTTCACGTCGATCACCGGACACCGCATTGCCGGAACTTGGACATCCAAGACGATTCCCGCTGGTTTCCCGCTGGTGGGCAACATCACCGGCTTCCAGATCTCCAGCGGCTCTGTGGTGGCGTTTAACGCTCGCGCCTAATGATTTCACTCGGAACATCAATCAACAGGACACGATCTGTAAGCCAGATCATGCCCGAGCCTCCGATCATGCGGAGGGATGTTCTGCAAGAGGACGAGACCTTCCTTCTTCAAGAGGATGGTGTGAGCAAGCTCGTCATTTCATTTGGAACCTTCGACAGCATAGTGCTGGAGGACGGGACCAGTTTCCTTTTACAAGAAGACCTCGGAAAATTCATTCTAACCGTTTACTGATATGGCAGATTCAAAGATTACAGCACTGACGGCGTTGACCGCCGCCGATCCCGCCAATGACATGATCCCTATTGTGGATGTGTCAGACACGCCACCAGCGTCAGGGAATACCAAGCGAATCTCGATCAACAACATCCTCGCTTGTTCGCCATCCGCCACCCTCGCCAGCGCCACCATCAGCGGCGATCTGACGGTGGATACCTCGACGCTGAAGGTGGATTCGGCGAACAATCGGGTGGGTATTGGGACGGCGAGTCCGGCTGAAACTCTCCATGTTTCTGGCGGAAACATCAGGATGTCGATCAATCAGTTCCTTTATCTGTATTACGGTTCCGCTACCAACTACGCATCGCTTGGGGCTGATAATTCTGGTAACGTCCAAGTTTTCACTGGTCTTAGCTCTCCCGCGAATCGCTTCCAGATTGCGAACGATGGTGTTTGCACTTGGTCCAACGTCGGCGGAGTCGCTGGCACCGCCATGACTTTGAACTCCACGGGGCTGGGCGTGGGGGCGTCTCCCGGTCAGAAATTGGATGTTGTCAGTTCCACTGGGTGCGTCGCTCGCATTCGTGGAGGAAGTGGATCAGGGCAAAGTGCCGCGTTTTATGTCAGCAACACCGCTGGTACATCTACGCTGGCCGCTTTCGGTGACGGTGCCAACATGATTGGCGGAACGGTTGATTCGTCAGCAATGGTCTATGCTGGAGCAAGTATTCCGCTGGTGTTTTATGTTAATTCTGCCGAGCGGATGCGTATCGACTCCGCCGGAAACCTCGGCGTGGGGGTTACGCCGAGTGCGTGGACATCTAGCGTAAGAGCTGTTGATATTGTATCTGGCGGATTAGGCGTTTTCAGCGGAGGTATTACCCACAACGCTTACTTCGACAACACCGATGCGCGTTGGGAGTACAAGGGAACCGGACCAGCTACTTACTACAATTTACAGACTGGCGTTCACCAATGGTTTGTTGCGGCTTCAGGAACCGCGAACAATCCGATTACCACATTCGCGACGGCAGCAATGACCCTCGATGCGAGCGGGAATCTGATTCTGTTGTCTTCAAACACCCCCGCAACGCTGACCACCAACGGCCAGCTTACCGTCAACGCCACCAGCAACACCAACCTCCGCTTCTCTTATCGCGGCTCCGATGGTGTTACCCGTGTTGCCAACCTGACCCTCGCCTAATATCCCATGATTACCCTCTCTTGGATCATCGAACGCCTTCTCGTCCGCAAAGTCGAAGGCACTCTCACCGATGTCGTCATCACCGCCGACTGGCGTTGCAACGGCTCGCAGGAATCGTTCAGCGGAACTTGCTACGGCTCATGCTCGTTCGCTCCGCCGAGCGGTTCGTTCACGCCATACGAGGATCTGACGCAGGATCAAGTCTTGAGCTGGTGCTACGAGAACGGTGTTGATAAGACCGCCATCGAAGCGAACGTCACCGCGCAGATCGAAAACCAGATCAACCCGCCCGTGGTGAGTCTGCCGCTGCCGTGGTTACCGCCGGTTCCTCCGCCCCAGCCCGAGATGATCGTGCCTCCGATGTTGCCTCAGGTTGAGCCGGTTTTGGTTGCGGAGGAGCCAGTCGTTTCCGACACTGCCGCCTGATATGATCAAGATCGAACTCACTCAGGAGCAGGCCAACCAACTGCTCCAGCTCATCGACATCGCCGTGAAGGCTGGCGGAATCGCCAACGCGAAGGCCGCTCTGCCGCTGGTCGATATCATCGTCAACGCTGCCCAATCCAAGCCTGAGTAACACAATGGACGCGACCAACCACGCAGGAACCAACGGCCCGATCATCTCACTTGCAGCCGCTGCTGGTGCTACCGCGGCATCGTTCATCCCGGTGCTGACCGATTGGGTCCGACTGGCTACTGCTGTGGTTGGTCTGATCTGTGCGCTCTACGGCGCCTACAAGCTCTTCTTCAAGAAATGAAAAACACCAAGACAACTCTCGCCGGTATCGGAGCCATCCTCGTCGCAGTCGGTGGGGCCTTGAAGGCCATCTTCGACGGTGACCCGACCACCTCGGTAGACCCGACGGCCACCATTGCTGCCATCTCTGCCGGCATCGGCTTGGTCATGGCTAAGGACGCCACCGAGAAGCTCGAGATCAAGAAGTCCGAGTGAACTGGATCTACCAGATCCTGAAGGCCCTGCTCGACTGGTTCCGAGAAACACCCCCCACCGATGTGCAACATGGCAAAGCTCCCGAGGCCCTCAAGAGCGATCTGGCTGATCGCATTGCTGACCTGCCTGGGCTGCCAGGTGGCGAAGGTGGTCCTGGTCCCTTCCGGTGATCCAGTGATGCTGGCCAAGCCGGTGAAGGCCAGTGTGTACGGATTCGACAAAGACAAGAAGCTGGTGGGGCCGTCCAAGGTGACGCTGCCTGCCGGCTGGTACGTCCTGCCTAAAAACTGATATGGCCCAGCAAATCATCAACATCGGCACCATCGCCAACGACAACACCGGGGACACGCTCCGGGGCGCCGGCCAGAAGCTAAACGACAACTTCGACGAGATCTACGCCGCGCTCCCGCTGGTAGCCCCGTCGACCTGGGTGCCGACGCTGACGGACTCCGGCGGCGGTCGAACCTACAGCTTCACCATCAATACAGCCCGTCACACGGCAATCGGTTTTGTGGCCACCTTCACCGTGGACATCACGGTCAACTCGGTGACCGGATCCGCCACCGGCGACTTGCGAATCAGTCTGCCGGATCCCGTGTCCTACGACGCTGCCCTGGCCATCTGGTTGGACAATGCCACCAACCAAGCCAAGACCGCAGTGATCGGAAAAGCTGTCGGCGGCACATCCTACGCCGCTCTGTACCACTACGACAACGGGGACTCGACCAGCCTGGCCGGGCACCTACAGGCAACCAGCCGCATCGTAATCTCCGGCACCTACTTCACCGCCTAAATGACCATCATCGGCTCCAGTCTCCAGCAGGGCATGACGGTGCTCCAGCAGATGCTGGGGGCGCCGATGTTCATCTGGGAAGGCTCGTCGATCCGGTGCATCCCGGCCATGGTCACAGATGCCAACACCCCGGTGGCTGGTGGCTTCCAGGACAACGTGGCATCCCGGATCCTGGTCAAGTTCAGCGATTGGAAGACCTGTGACAGCACGCTGGTTACGATGGACACCACGCTGTACACCCTAGATCAAGGCACCGAGTTCTCGAGGCTGCTCAAGGAGGACGGCTACTATCTGCTCCAGGAAAACACCGACCGAATCGCCCTGACCTTTTGCAAGCCGCGGCCGGTGGTCGGCCGCACACTGGTGTACCAAGGCCGGACCCTCCGGATCCTGTCCTGCCGTGTGGATGCATCTGGCGCCTACTACAGCCTCGAACTAGGAGCGAAAACCCGGTGAGGCCTGTCGTCAACATGACGGTGGATTCCAGCCGCTTCGATGCGGCAATGAAGGCCTATCTGCTGTCGACCAGCCGAGACCTTCACAAGGCGATCAACGCCCGGTTCTTTTTCCTGATGGTTCGGTTGTTCGTCCTGGTGCCGCCTAAGAGCCCGGGACAAGAACGGCGCCGGATTGCCGACTACCTAGGCAAGCCCCTCGGCGATGTGAACCGTAAGAGCAAGAAAACCGGCAAGCGCATCGGCAAGTCCCGATTGCTTCGTCGGGTGCACCTGATCGCCCAGGCGCGCGAAGCCAAGGCAGGCCGCCGCGGTCTCTACGGTGAGGAGATGAAAGCGGCAGCCTCGGCCCTGATGCGGAAAGCTATCGGCTCAGTCGGCTATTTGCGCTCCGGTGTTGTAAAGATCATCCGGATCTACAACCGAGGTTTTACCCAGTTTCAAAGCCCGAAGTGGAAGCCACTGTCAAAGCCTGCAGGCTACAAGGCGCCCAAGAAAACAAACGCCGCTCTTGTGGCCTTGGCTAATCAGTACGGCCTGCCCGAGGAGAACGTCGCCGTTCACAAGGGCACCAAGGCCCGAGGTATTCAAGCGGTTCCCGGCTTCAACCCAACAGCCTCGGTGGTCATGACCGCTGGCGTGGCCGACAACCAATACAACCGGGTGGCAACGATCTACAACCAGGCCATGCAGAAGGCCATGGACGACGAGCTGATCGAGCTCACAAATCACATGACCGAGGCCATGCTTGCCAACGGCAAGGTACTAGAGGACAACGGTATCGCCATAAAATGAACGCCGTCGCACTCAGAGCAGAGAAGGCCGTAGCAGACTACCTGGCAGCCGCCGACTGGTCGGCCTCCGGCGCCGGAACGCCCACCTGCCTGACATCCTACAGCCGCGGTCTCTATGACGACCCGGACGAGCAGGATGTCATGCCCAACTTCCCGAGGCTGGTTGTCTCGACCAACTCCGCGCGGCCTGTTCAACGTGTCGACCTCACAAACGAGGTTGAGGTTTCCGTCGAACTTCAGCTATCTGCCGACGATACCGACGAGGCTGATGTGCTGACCACCGTCCAGGTGCTCGACAATCGGATCCTGCCGCTCTTTGACGACTCCGGGGCCTCCGCCCTTAATGCTCCATCAAACGACGCCAGCGGCCCGTTTACGGCCCAGTTCGCAGCCCCTCTAGACTTTGGGGCGGCCTCAATCTCTAATCGGTCCAGGACGTTCACCAGGACCTTCACTCTGTACTGTTCGGCAACCCTCTAACCCAAACCACACATGGCTAACACTCAAGGCAGCAAATACATTTTCGGTTCACCGGCCACCCTGGCTCTCTATGACGCCGCGGGCGCCCTCGTCGTCACCGGGTACGTCTCGCCCGATATGGAGTCGTACGACATCACGCACGAGGCCGACACCGAAGAGGTTCGGAACAGCTCCGGCGAGGTTGTTGGTCACATCGGCTACAACAACCGGCTGACGCTGACCGTTAATTTCATTCCTGCAAACACGACCAGCGTGGCCAATGCGCTATTGTCTGCCGCATTGCCTGATGTGAATGGCACTTGCGTCATCTCTGGAGCCCCGGTGATTGAGGTCGGCGGATACGTCGACGCCATCAATGCCGCCACCGGCAACCGTTGGATCTACGCCGGCGGTGGTTCCATCAAGACCACTGCCACCGGCAAGGCCACTGGCACGATCACCTTGAAGCGGTACACCAACATCACCGTCACCGGCGCCGCCACCGCCCTGTGAGCCAACTGGCCGACATCCTGACGGCGACAGCCAAGCCCTGCCCGGTGGTCATGGGGCTCCGAATGGAGCCTTTTGCTGTCGGGCACGCTATCCTATTGCACCGACTCGGCTCCCCATTCGTTCACGGCGGACAAGCCACCGCCAACGACCTAGTGGAGGCCGTGATTGTGTGCAGCCAGGACGCTCAGGAGTCGGTCAAGGCCATGGAGTCAATCTTCCGATGGATTCCGATCCGAATGATGCGCCGTCGGATCATCAAGTCTGACTTGATCAAAGAATGCCAGACCATGCAGGAATGGATTGGAGACCAGTCCGACTGCCCTGAAGTTTTACGGGAGCCATGTGGTCGAAGTAAAAAACCGGCAATGCCATGGCCCGAGCGGATCCTGGTCGGGCTTGTAGGAATCGGATTCACCGAAGACACTGTGCTTAGAATGCCAGTCATGGATGCGGAACGGATGTTCCTTACTCATGCCGAAATGCAGGGACATGTCGAGCTGTGGAATAGCGACAACGACGCCTTGTGGCGTTATGCTCAGGAGCAGGCAACACTGACCAACTGAACCATGGCGATCTTCTCACTCATCGCAAAGCTAGGCCTCGATGGCGCGGCCTATGAGACAGGCCTGAAAAGGGCGTCGAGCCTGACCGACAAGTTCCGCAACTCCATCAGCGGACAACTCGGCGCCGCCTTGTCTGTGGCCGCGGTGGGTGCTTTTGCTGCCAAGGTGGTTCAAACAGCCGACGCCATCGGAGACCTGTCTGAGCAACTCAACGTCAGCACCGACGACGTGCAGCGTCTGCAGATCCTAGCTAACCAGACAGGCGTTTCATTCGAGGCCATGGCTAAGTCGATCACCGCGGTGAGCCAGGAGCGCCTCAAGGCTGTCGAGGAAGGTG